AGCCGCTACGCTTGTAACCGTACCAGTTGTGGAATCGGTAGAAGTAATTGTAAAGTTAGGGTAAGTACCAGTTACTACAGTTGTTCCTGCACCAGTTAAAGCAACAACTTGGTCAGGGGCGGTGTTTGTAATATTTAAAGTGCCACTAGTAGTAATAGGGCTTCCAGTAACAGAGATACCCGTTCCAGCAGTTGCCGCTACAGAAGTGACTGTTCCTAATGGGTTTGTAGCCCATGAAGTATCTGTTCCGTTAGTCGTTAGGTATTTGCCTGTATTGCCTGTCTGAGATGGGACTAAGGCATTAAACGCACCATTAGCTGTAGTTTGCCCTGTACCACCATTGGCTATATCTATCGTACCTGTTAGGGTATGGTCAGCGTTCCAATCGCTAGGGCGTACAAGACTTGTATCTGCTTCGTCAGGAATTGTGCTGACTTTACTATGTTTTACTGTAATAGCCATTATTGAACCCCAACAATCTTGCCATTCTCATCTCGTACTACTTGTTTAGGTTGGCTTAATTTATCAATCAAGGCGGCTAATACTTGTGCCATCTGATTGTTAGAGTTTTGCATATTCTCTATAACGGGTTGTAGTGGGTGGTTTTTCATATCAGAATATCCTAATTGGTCTTGCAAAATGTTAGCCATTTGTACATTGTCAGCGTAAGCCGCCTCGCCCGTGTCTAGTCCTGCCGTGATACGGGTGGTTTCTATCTTAGCCGCATTGTTGAGGTAGGCAAGTAACAGTTCCTTGTTATTGCTGGAATCCATCTTGGTCTGTTCCAAGTCCATTTCCATCTGCATCTGCTCACGGTTGCGCTGATCTTCAAGCTGGAACTTAAGCTGGTTCTCTTGGGCTTGGTACTCCTGTTTAGCCTTTTCCAGTTCAATCTGACCCTGAATCTTAGCTTGCTCAATCTGCTGTTGCATCTGCATCTTCTGTGCTTCTGCTTGCATCTTGGCTTGCTCAATCTGCATCTGCATTTCCATCTTTTGCTGTTCAGGGCTAGGTGGCTTGGGTTGTCCTTCTGCCATCTTCGCCTGTTCACGGAACTTGTCAGCGGTTTCGTCAATCATGCCCTCTAAGCCTTTACCTGCCTTAAATGCGGTGACACCAAACTTCAGCATCTCGACCAGCATTGGGGTAAGTTCAGGGGTAGCTTGTGCCGCTGGTACTGCTTGCGATAAGAAGCCACTCATAGCGGATAGGAACTCTAGACGGTCAGCCTTTTCCTGTTGTTCGTCTTGGAATATCATCGAGTCGCTGGTCACCTCAACACGGAAGTTCTTAGCGGATTCGTTACGCAATAAGGCTAAAGCTTGTGGGATTAATTGCTGATCCTGTGGGCTTAGTTGCATTGCACCACTGATCTTGACGATGGTGTCATCGGTAAAGTGGTTGCAGATAATCTGCGCCTTGATGCTCAAGAGTTCGGTAGCAAAGTCCACGACAGCGTGTTGCATGGTTTTTAATCGACCTGCCGCATTGTTGGACTTGATAATCTGTGCGCCAAGGGTTTCGCTTGGGTCTGTCTGTCCACGCTGGATGTCAGCAATACCCATAATCTCGTAGATTTGGTTCTTGACCTGATCCATTGCCTGATACGACATCTGCAAGGCACTAGCTATTGGGGCAATATCCACAAGGTTAATAGCCCCCATCATTCCACCCTTTTCACTGAAGGCGGCATAGTTCTTGACAGGAATCAGGGTATTGTTCTCACCCTCGGAGAACAGGCGGGCAAGGCTAGGTTCGGATGCGTCATAAACACCCCGTACTTTCAGGGCGTTAATAAAGCCATCTATACGGTCAGCAAGCGTGTCTAACTGCTTGGCTTGGTCTTGGTATAGAACAAAGTCAGGGATCGGCTCTAGCTTGTCTGTAGTCAGTGTGGCGTACAGTGGTTTAGGGCAAGGCCAAAAGTTCTCAAGCTTTAACGGGTCAGGGCGTGTATCAAGTATCTTACCCATCGACTTCGATAGCCAAAGCACCTCGCCCGATGTCTTATCCCATATCTCATAGATAACGGCTTCGGATGCGCCTTCACCCATCTTCTCGTTAAAAGTTTTAGAAGTTTCAGGTTTTGTGTCTAGGGGTATCTTGTTACCCAGTTCCTCACCAAAACGCTCAACCAAGGCAGGGCGTTCCATGTAGACCTTACGCCATACAGCAGTTACCTCTTGCCATGTGCGGGCAATTGTGTGACCGAAGTCACGCCAATAAACATAGTCGCATGGCGCACATTCGTATTCAATGCGCTCTTGATCCTCACGGTAGATACCACCTTCGGTTTCAGCTTCGTCCGTATCCTCAGTTACTTGTAGCCCATCTTCGGGAATGCCAGCCTCTTTACCAGCAATATGCGGTTCGTAACGCACCCACGATGTACCACGCCCACCAAGCAAACGGTCTAAGACCGACTGACTCATAGCAGACTTGTAGTCACCGTAATGTGTAATCTCATAGTCCAATGCCCGTTCAAGCATCATCGATGCCACCCGTGCCACTGGGTCGTTATCTCTGAACCTACGGCTTACATCGGGTCTTGGTAGACGGGCAAAGATAGCTGGGGTAATGGTCTGTACATTTGACCAAAGGATATTAAAACGGGCGTTAGGGTTGTTCCTAGTACGGCTGTCATCACGATAACGCTTGATGATGCGGTCAGTTCTGCTTTCCCATTCCTTGTACGCTCTTTCGTACCCTGCTATGGTGTTATACCAATTTTCGTAGGTGTGATCCATGTTAATCCTTAGGTAAAGTTACCCATTGCTATTACTTCTGCACCTGCGCCAGTAGTCACGCTCCAAGCACCAGTTTTAGAAAAGGTATTCATTTCAATGGAATAAACGCCAATTGGGGTGTTTGCTTTAACAAGAGCATGGGAAGTAACACCATCAAGCAGGGTTACTGTACTTGTAGCGGCAGTTCCTACAGTAATGACTAAACGGTGTAAATAGTCACCTGTAGCACCAGCTGTGCCTAATACTTGACCTGTTTGTGAAGCGGCTACATGCTCGTAGGGTAGTGCAAAGGTTGCGTTAGCGGCTGTCATATTAAATTCTCCTGTAAGTTGATTTAGGTGTTTGCTTCCACAATTCGTTTAGGGTTATTTCGTTTTCCCCGACAGATACGCCTTTAACCCTAGTATCTTTAAGGATAGGGCTATCTTCATCTTTCCAAACGATTGATAAATAGCGCATCGCATCGCTAGAGTGTGATGTCCAATCGTGCTTCGGGCGATCTCTAAATACTTTCTTATCATCATCCCACTCCCTTTGGTATTGGCGCAAACATTCAATTAGTTCGTCACACTTATTATCGAACCAAGCACGGGTTAATGCAAGTCTTGTAGCTTGTATTCCATCCTGAAGTGATAGGTTTGGAACAATTTTTAGCTTGTTTATGTCAATTTTTGTCGCAATTTGTTCGATTATGCTCTTGCCACCACTAGCCAAGGTTTTAGCCCTAGCGTCATGGGGCAGGTAGTGATAGCCGTATTTGTACCCGTACTCATCCTCTTTTTGCGCTAGTAGTCCAAGGTAATAGGGGATAGCTTGACCGTTAGACATATGGTGGTCTAGCACCCGTATCTCACCGTATACAACCTGAAACCAAATCACAGCCGTGGAATCATTAAAGCCTAAGTCCCAAACGGTATGGCATGGGAACATTGGGTCATAGTCCACCGTGGTAATGCGCTCTAAGTCCGTGATCTGACGCATCTGTTCGCCAAAGTAGGCCCCAGTTATGGAAGCCTCAAATGAACATAAGAACTCTTGCTCGTACTGATTTGGTGACATTGTTGACTGTGCATCCAGTAATTCAGCGTCAGGCAACAACCCTGATTTATCTGCTCTTAGGGTTTTGACATACCAGTTCGGGTTCTTTTGGGCTTCGTTATAGATGTCATAGAAGGCGTTATGCCCCTTAGGTGTACCGATAAAGGTAGCCCAGCCTTGGCGGTCTGTAAGCAATGGGCGCACAATCTCACCCCATAGCCTTGGTTTCATGTCTGCGTACTCGTCTAAGACCACGCCATCCAAGTAAAGACCCCGTAAGGCATCGGGATTGTCTGCGCCAAATAGTCTGATCTTAGCCCCATTGACTAACTCTATCCATAATTCAGATTGATTAGCCTTAACTATGGCTGGTTCTGCATATTTTAAAAGGTAATCCCAAGCAATTGCCTTGGACTGGGAGTGGTACGGGCTAATGTATGCATATCGGGCGTTTTCTTTCTTCTCCATGACTGCCCTACGGATTGTGTCCGCAATGGTCGCTACGGTCTTTCCTGCTCGTCTATGGCATACCAGTACAGCCCAGCGTTGGTCACGCTTATGGAAGTCTATGAACGCATCCCGTGCCTTGTAGGGATACTCATACTTTATGACTACTTCTTTCAATCTAGGAACTTGTGTTCGTGAACTACTTTAACGGGCTGGTCTGCATCACCTGTGTGTTCTGTCCTAGCCAGCTTGGGTACATGGTACTCAGCTACCTGCATAAAGCAATCAAAGGCTACTTTAGGGCCAAGCTTCTCATTCATAGCGATCTCATCAAGCCATTCTTGTAGCTTGTGGCTATTACCATCCACGAACCGTGCAATCGCCTCTCTAGCGAGGGCTGTTGACTTATTAGGCACACCTGCAACACGCCCGCCTGTCTTTTTTCTAGTCTTTTCTACAGTAGTACTCATACCTTATCCAAGTGATTGTTAAGATAGATTAATCTTTGGTACAATTATATTACAAAACAAGGAGATTGCAATGACACCCACTGTTAATGTTGATGTGCCTATGTCTAAGCCAATGCTTGATGCTCTTACCTTACATGAAACCTTTTGTGTTGCGTCAGGGATTGATACCGTTACGCATGAATCTGTGTGTTATTTTCTATCTGAACGCTTTGGCGAACAGGTAGCGAATCAATTTAAACCTGAATACTTGTATTAGTACCCTAGCTGTCTTAGTAAATTTGCGGTTAGGATTCCTGCATAGGGTTTCATCTGTAATGCCCGTAAGTCTGTCTGCGCTGGGGCGGTTGGGTTAGCAATGCCACGCTCCTTGACTACATTGGGCAGAAGTTCAAATATATTGTGTTCCCGTTCTAGCGTTCCGAGTCCTTGACCCGCTACTCCCCGTGGGTAAGATGGGTGGCCTGATTTCATAATCATAGGCTGACCCGCAAAGATTTCACCCACATTCTGTATGCCACCTTCTGCCGCATTGATTTGGCGTGGGTCGGTTACCGATAATCGTGCTTGACCTATGTTTAAGCTACCCAAATCCCTAAAATCACGATCCATAATCTGCATGATCGAATCTCTTACGACCTTGGGTGCGGCTCTGTATTGAGCAATGCTTTCAGCGTTATCTACGCCCTTCCAGTTTGGAATAAGGTCTTTGATTGCGGTGTTTAGTTGCTTCTTATCACCCCTGCTCATGGCGGCTTCTGCGTAACCCAGCATACTTTCGCCAGTCATATGTGCAAAGTCACCGCTAGTTGGGGCCATGCGCCAAGGAATATACAAAGGATTCTGACCAGTAACTTCTTTAAGCATCTCGGCATTTTTGGTAATTGGAGATACTGCTTGCTGTGCGGATGCCCATACCTGATTGGGGTTGTTAAACATATAGTCCTGCCCACCATAAAGGTGTACGGGTCTTTTAAACATTACATCGTTAACGCCAAGCAAGTCACCACCAGCGGCAGTACGGTCAGACATACTGGTTATGAATGGTCTGCCCTCAAAGTCTGCCAGCGATACCTTTGGGATTTCGGTCTTGTTAATCTGTTCGACCACAGGCACGGTAGTTGCAATCTTTTGCTTTTCTAAGACTCTAGGGTCAAAGCGTGGGTCAAAGTCACCAATTGGCTTATTGCGAATAGCTTCAGCTAGGGCTTTGTTTTGTGGTGCGATATATTGAATGCCACCTATTTTGGCAAGATAATCTTCTGCCATGCTTGCGGCCTTAGGTGCTAATGCTCTAGCGGTTGGGGCGGCAAGTGGTGCGCCTATTGATGCTACAGCTATTGGCAAGGCAAGCGGTTCGCCTTGTTTAAATCCTTTTTCACTACCGTATTTACGGTCACCGACCATTGCGCCTTCAGCAAACCCTGTTTCATTAGGTAGTTGGTTAACGCCAAACATTTGGGTAAATGCTTGGGGGTTGTACATAAAACGCTGTGCCTCGGTAGGTAGGTTTACCACCCTATCACTTAAGGAGCGTAATGCACTAGCTAAGTCCATTACAAAACTTCTTTATCCAAGTCTTTCAGTTTGTTGGCAAGCATAGCCCTGCGCTCTAGACGCAATCGTTGCTGTTTCTCTAGCGTGGATTTTTTATGGGGTTGTAGTAAGCTGTTTTCGGGCTTAACCTTTTCTTTTTTAAACATCACATATCCTTCATCTTAGAAGCAATCATTTCTCTGCGTGTGGGTTTAGCAGTCTTAGCAGATTCTTTAAAGTCTTTAGCGGATGGTGCGCCTTCGCTACCTACTTTACGCATCTTCTCGCCCGATCCAGCTTTAATGCGCTCACGCTTGGCGTGGATGTTAGCGTATAGTCCTTGTTTAGCCACAGTTCCATCTCCTCATAGATGCTTTTGCTCGTTCAGCGTTCTTGCTCTTAGCGACTACACCACCCATACGGGCGCAAAATGATGCCTT